GCGTAACTCGGTCGCCACCGTATGCCGGATCGCGTAGGGCACCACCTCCGCGTCGAGGCCAGCTCGATCTCTCTCCACGCCTTCGCAATCTTGATCACCGGACGCCCGCGGAACTGGATCAGGTGCCCGGCTGGTGCCGCGGCAATCCAGGGTACGAGGAATTGCGGCATCGGCACCGCCGGCCGGCGCTTCTTTGTCTGTTCTCGCCCAGGCGCGTTGAGGTCGATCACCTTCCGGTCGATGGCGCACTGGAATCGCGTCAACTGGAGTGCCGCCGCCGGCCGCGCCGCCGTGCCTATGAGGAGGAGGAGAAGGAACATCTGGAGGTGCGGCAGGTCGCAGGCATCTCAAAGCCTGCCAAGCTCTGCGACGCTGAGCACGCGCTCCCTTGGTTGCCCGTCATTGACGCTGAGAAACGGGATCGGCCGCTCCAGATCTCCATTCTTTCAGGCATAGGTTATCGCCGCCTTGGCCGCGCCGATGATCCGCTTGACGGTGCCGGGCGCGTATCCATCATCGCGGAGGCGACGCACCACCGCCTGTTGGGCCTCCAGCGTCAGCTCTCCGACCGTCATGCCTTCGGGTATGCGCTCAAGCATCATGAGGAGGTTCCTCCGTTGAACGCCTGAGCCGACCGTGTGCTTGCCGTGCTTGTCGAAGTAGCGGGCAAAGACGATGCCGACCGTGACTTCGCGCGGTTCGGCGCGCCGCATGGTGACGTTGATGGTGATCCACTGAGCGAGGAGGATGTGGGCCTGCCCAAGATCATCAGTGCCGACTGATGCTCGTTTCGTCTGTCTGGTGTCCGTGTCGAACCAGGTGCGGCACCACTGGCGAGAGTTGGGCCGCCGGCTGAGCCAGTAGCCCGCGATCTCTCCGATTCGCTCCTCTCGCTTCGGCATGGCTGCACCTCGTTGTCTGACAGGTAGGCGATAAGGTGACGCTCAAGATACCGCGGCTTACCGCCGACCATGACGTGTCCGATGCGCCGCGCCCGGCGGAGGCGCCGCAAGGTGTCAATCGAAACGCCCAGGCGATCGGCCGCAACCGCCTCGACCATGGGTTTCTCGAAGGCCACCACGTCAGCCATTGACCTCGCCCTCCGCCTGGGCACCGCGCGGGTTGTAGCCCTCTTGCTCCCGCACCTCGTCCGGGTCGAGAATGCCCGCCTCGACCGCGATCTTGTGCGCTTGCCATCGCTTCTCGAAGCTGCCGCGGGTCAATGCCGAGAGGTCGATTTCCAGGTGATGACTGCGCTTGCCATCACCTGTAAACACTGACCGCGAAAACTCCGCCTCGATCTTCCGGGCCCAAGGTGCGAGCGAGAATTGGGCGAACCATCGGCCCGCCTCTCGGCTATTGGTGAAGGTCCCATGCGAGAGGTCCTGAATGATCGGCGGAGGCACCTGGTAGACGCGGCAAAGCTCCTCGACGCTGAACCGCCTCGACGCCAAAACCTCTGCGTCCTCAGGACTTACGCTGATCGAGGTGCACTTGGCGTTGTTGTCGAGAATTAGTACTTTGCCGCTGTTGCTGGTGCCAGTGTGGCCTTGGCTGAACTGGGCCCGAAGGCGCTTGAATTGGTCCTCCGTCATCTTGCCCTCGATCTGGAGGGCGCCTGAAGGCGTTGCGCCGTTGCGCCACATGGCGCCGCTGTGCTCTTGCAGGGCGAGAGCATTTCCCAAAACCTCAGGCGCCCTCGACAACCTCGAGCTGCCCAGGATGCCGTTGTCCGATCGGTCCTTAAGGTGAAAAACCTCCTGATCGAGATAGCGCCTGGTCTGCCCGGTGCCGCCGACGATGCCGACGTAGCGAACCACGTCATAGGCCAACCGGCCGGAGGGCAGGAGATACGCCTGCACGTTCTCCAAAGGGATCGGCACCAGGGCAGTCGGGCGCCCAGCGCCGTCATACTCAATGACGCTGAGGGCGTTGCTCCGGAGGATCGCCTGGGCGAGCCTAAACTCGATCCAATCAGGCCAAGTCTGAAAGTCGTTCGGCGCGGCCACGAGAGCCGCGACAAGATGCGCCTGGTCCTCCGCACGGCCTCGCTCAAGCTGCCTGTATACATATGCTGGCAGCGATGACAGCACGCTGGCGATAGCGTTCGTGCATGCGAGAACCGTGCTGAGGTTCTCCGCGACGCGATGGTTGACCGCATGTCCTGAGGAGGCGACAGGCCCGCCTGTCGGCCACCCGTTGCGGGCGATGCTGCGGCGCTCATAGCCCAGGGCGCCCGCGATACGATCGAGGATCATGGCCGGCAACTCTCCAGCCAGAGGCGCTTGAGCCTGAGCGAGGGCGATTCGCGCCGACGCGACCGAGCGTGAACGGAGGTCTGCTGGGAAGCCGGAAAGGCCCGGACCACGCTCACCTCGACCAACTCGACCGATCGCAGCTCGCGGCGGTCACGGGCAGGCCATGCCTCATCGCGCTGTCGAGGGCGTTGGAACTTCCGTCCTTCGCCTTCGGCGTGGCCCTGAGCGTGCCGACAACGGAGGGCCGCGTCAGGAATGCGGTGTCGGCCGAATTTGCGTTCTCCAGATCGCTGCTGAACTCCACGATGTCGGACCAGGTGATGGTGGACATGTCCATGGTGCCGATGCCGTCCGTGTTCAGCAGGCCCAAGGGTTTTCCCACGCCGTTGCCGTTCAGCGCGCTGATGTCCACGGCACGGGCGAGAACCTCCGCCATGTCCTGCCGGGTCAACGCCTCGATCTGGTTCGAGGTCTGGAGGAGGAGCTGCCGGCTCAGCTCCGTCAGTGCGCCGACGAGCCTGGGTGTCATCGAGACTTGCCCGAACGCCTGATCGCTGCCGGTCAGGTCCTCATTTTCGCCAATCCACTCCGCGGTCACGCTGCCGTCGCGTCGCGGGATCGCAACAGGCCCGGTCAGGCCAGAGATCACGGTCGCGCCCAATCGTGTCGTAACCAGAGCCGATCGTAAGCTGTCGATAAAGAGGTCGTCGCGGTGATCTGTGCCAACCAGGAAGCCGCCCGCGGTGCCGCTGCCGGCCGTCTGGGCGCGTCGCTCGAAAACCTGCATGGGGCAAAAGATGCCGTCCGCGGTGCTGCCAGTGCGGCGCCGCAGCTCGGAACTGATCTCCCGCTCGCGCCCATCGTCAATGCCCTGGAGGTCGGCCGCGCCAGCGATGGCAGGCACGAGAGAGAAGGACCGCAGCTCCCGGTCAAGCTGGACATCGCCGCCGCCAACCAGCTGACCGGCCGCCCGGCGCTCCAAATCCTCAACGGTCCGGGCCCGGGTGATGGCGCCCTCTACAGCTTCGACCTGGCCCTTAAGATTGTCGAATGCCTGGGCCTGATCGGCCGACAGATCATCGCCATCGGCCGGCGCCGAGAGGATCGAACGCATTTCCGCCGTCAACTTGGCGCTCCGATCAAGAAGGTCTCTGAGATTCACTTGTGCGCTCCATTACTGGGATCGGCCGCCTTCCGGCGGTCAGGTGAAAAGGGTGCGGAGGTGCGAGCCATTCCATAATAGACCTGGCTGTCGGCTGATGGTGGCTCGCTTGGTTTGCCCCGACGCCCCGCGCGCCGGCCGGAATGCGGACAGCCCCAGATGGTGACAGCGGGCTCCGTCTCAGGACAGGGCGCCTCCCGGCGCTCATGGTGTCGCCCGCCGCCATCTCGTCAGCCCTCCTAGTCGAGGCCCGACAGGGTGTCGGCCGTCTGCTGGGCTATGCGCCCCAAGGGGAGGATCAAAATCGCAAAAGGAAAATCCAGGTCGATCTGAGTCGCGGTCAGCACATCAAAGCTGAAGCCGCCGGTCTGGTCGCGCGCGACCATCAGGACGCTGTTGCGGAGGCCCGCCACTGCCGCGGCTGAGGGCGTTTTCCGATAGGCGAGCAACCGGCGGGTATTGGCGTGGGCATCCGACACGATGCCGTTCGCCGTTTCGACGGGCACGCCGAAATCAACTAACTGCTTGATAGCGGCCAATTGGATTGCGTCAAACACGGAAAACCGGCGCCACTTCTGCCATTCCACTAAACGAGAAATCAGCCGCCGCCGGTGCCCAGCCGGCAACGCCAACCGCCTCGATCGCTGGGACCACCGGGTCGATTCGGCCGCGCGCCCGGTTCTTCGCCGGCTTCCTGTTCCCGGACGGATCGGTATCCACGACCATATTCGCCACCGCCCATCGGAGGAGCGGATTGCCGCCGTGCCTCAGCTTGCCCTCGACCACCGCCATCTCGAAAGTGAGCACGGACGGAGCCATGTCCTTGAAGCCGGTTCCGTGCGCCACCAATGGCAAGTCGATACCCTCTCGCTGCCACGTCACCTTGAGGTCCTACAGGCCCCATCTGTCGCTGGCGATCGCCTCCAGCTCCAGGCCCTGCACCTGCTCCGCGATGCACGCGCCGAGCGATGCACGGTCAACCGCCTTCCCCGGCATTGGAACGATAAAGCCTTGCCGCGGCCATGGAGGATATGCGCCGTTGTCCTCTCTGCTTTCGGGTTAGATGCACTCGGACGGGACAAATCCCCACACGTCGAGGCGTCCGGTCTCCGGCCAATAGAGCGCAAATGCTGTCAGGTCGTTAGCACCTGATGACAGGTCTAGGCCGCCGTAACAGGGACCGGTTGCCGGCGCCGATCCTGAGCACGCATCCCAGGCTTGAGGCCCGATGAAGCGATCATCCGCAGCAACGGGCGCGTTGAGCGCATACGCCATGAACGCCGCGATCGTACTCGGCAGTCCCTTCGCCTTCGCCGCCTGGCCCTGCAAGTCCTCCAGCGATCGCACCCTGCCCAGGCCCGGTATCGCCGCGCGCCACACGTCACGATCAAACGGGTCGGCATCGGCCGGCGCCGACCAAACACGGCAGATGAAACGAGGATCGGCCTGTTGCTCAGCGAACCGCAACAATTCCTCAAGCGGATTATCGAGGTCGGGCGATCGGGTCGAGATCACGATGCCCAGAGGTTCGGCATGTGCGCCGCCGCCGGTTTCGAGTGCGTCGAGAAGCTCCCGGCCGCGCCATTGGGCAAGCTCGTCTGCGATGTAGAGCGAGGGCGATCGGCCATGAGCCGTCCGGTGATCGGCGCTCAGTGCGGCAAAGACCGAGCTTGATGCCTCGTGCACGATGTCCTTGCGAAAATCCTTGAAGTTAAGCGTGTTCGCGAACTCCTCACCTGCAGGGGTGAACGCGCGGATTTCCTCGTAGATTTTCGCCGCCTGATTTCGATCAGCCGCCGCCGACAGGATTTCGCCTCGTTGAATTTGCTCAGGTCCAACGAGATGGGCGAGTGCGATGCCGGCCGCCCATGTGCTCTTGCCAGCTTTTCTGGGCAGGGACAGGACCGCTTGCCGCACAACGCGCCGGCCGGCAGGATCGGTGCCGTAGATAGCCTGCACCGCCTCGACCTGCCAATCCTCCAGGACCAGGCGCTTGCCGGCCAAGGCGCCGCTGGTGATCGTCAGCTCCTGGAGGAACTGAAATACCGATTGCCCAGGTGCAGCTCTATGGCTGGAGAGTGGTCTCCGCCTCCGCGCTTGAACATGCGGCTATGATCTGTGTCCATCGCCAACCGCAACGGCACCAGGTCGGCCGGATCGAAGGCGAAAAAGACCTTGAGGCCGGTGCCGGAGGGCGAGACTTCCGCATAGGAGCCGAACCGCTCCACCACCTCTTGCGCCCAGGTCTCGACGGTGCCCGTCTCTCTATCGCGGCAGGTGCAGAGGTCGAGGCCACCCAGGCAAAGGCCCTCGTGATCGCCCAGCTCGATGCCGACGCCGCCCAGGCCGAACGGCTTGGGTAGGATCGCCGCGCGGAACTCCGCATCCACCCTGGTGCACCAAGTCGAGGGATCGTCCGCCTTCGCCTTGGGGCCACCGGCGGAATACGGAACCTTGGTTGTCCGCTTGCCCGATTCCTGAGTCTGCCAAGCAACCCACCTGGGCCTTGACGCCGGCGAGGCGATGGTGCTCATAAGGATGCCGCCGCGGTCAGGCATTGAAACGCCCTCCGGCCGCCGGATATAGTGACACGCAGGTAGCACGCACGGTCTGCCAACTCCTTGAGCTGGCGTGCCACTTGTGCGGGTTCGTGCCTATCTAAGCCGTTGATTTCACTTGGCCTGTCTTATCTTGCCAAGGTTGGGGTCGAGGGTCCGAATCCCTTCGCCCGCTCCAGAGTTCCAGGCACTTCTGTCCTATTAAGGAAGTGTGTGGTCCGCGCCTTCAATCGGACACGATTGGTCAATCGAAGAAAAAGCCGGCGCGGGCGGGGTCGCTATTACAACATCTCGATAGCTCCGAGTCTTCAGTCCGCTAAAACTGAATCGATAGTCAAGTTGGCAAGCAACTTTTGGCGATTATGGCCGTACATCGATATAGGAGACAACTTCACGCACGCCTTTAGTATGACTGGCAACCCATAGTGCACGGTTGCGCTCGCTTTGTGAACGACTTCGCCCAAGCAGATAGGCTGTTCCAAATGCATCGACTGCAACACGGAGGTTAAGGTCGGCGATCCCGACGGTTCTGACCAGATTAAGACCAACGGCATTATCAAGTAAAACGGCCTCTCCCCAACTCAAGAGGCGCGATTTTATGTGTTTTTCTTCTGCAGGTTCCAGGTAGATTGCGTGCCAGTGCAGCCGTTCCAATCCCGAAATCTCTTGCAGCTGTCTCCAATACATCAGATACTTCTCCTGGTTTGAAAAGATACCGGTTACCAACACTCTCTGTTCATAAACTTCTGTTGACGCGCGTAATGCGCCCAATTGGGCCATGATTGCGTTGACTTTCACCAGGATCACGTTGTCGTGCACCATATCCCCGGTTGATCGTGCCTCAAGCGTCAGATCGGTCGCAGTCTTAATGGAATTGGCATAGTGGCAGGACGATAGGACCAACAAAATCAGGAGTTGAAGAAGCAATGTCGGCAAACGCTGCATCCGTGGCACCCGGTCGACGAAAAACGGCCCACCGATCGGTGAGCCGTTTGATTATTAAGTATTTCATGCCGCTTTTCAACACGGCAAAAATTTTGCTGTCCATCTGCTCTGGAG